CTGGCCGATGTGTTGCAGTTCTTTCTGCCAATAGTCTTCTTTGTTGCGTCGATTCCAGTGACGGGCGAGGCCCTGGACGTACATGGTTTTTGGTTTGACGCAGGCGAAGGTGAAGATGAAGCCGTGTTCTTCGATGTGACGACGAAATCGGTTAGATCGAGCAGCGCCGATCCCGTGCCCACGGAGCTCGCCAACAGGGTCAGAGCCTTCAGCGGTCTGCACGACTTCAGAATACTGAATAGGGTAGCGGCCACCTCCGAGGAATTCAGGTCTTTGCAGACGAGCGTCCGATGATCGGACGCCCAGGTAACGAAGATATTCCACGTAACGAGAGCCGAAGCGCGCGCGCGCTTCTTCGTAGCGTTGGAGTGCAAGTGCTTCGCGGAGTCTTCCGACAGTGATGGCAGATGCGCCGGTGAGATCGGCGTAGAGTCTATTTGCTTCAAGGCCAGCTCCTGAGTTGGCGGATAGATTGGTGCCTGCTGTCCCGGAGAGTTTGTAGCCTGGTGTACCAGCTGTGGACCAGGTGGAGATTTCCCCGCTGTCGATGTCGCGTTGAACGCGAGCGGAAGTGCCGAGAGGAATCGTAATCGCGGGACCCTTCTGTTCCCAGGGCCGCGCGTCCGTGAAGTAATCATGCCCCCAGCCTGCACGCTGGAGGAGCATGTTGGTTGTCGTGTCGACACCAGAAGTCGTATCGATCACGAGTTCGGTTTGGAGATCCTGGTCGCGATACCATTCGTTCCAGATGAGTGCGTAGCCACGGAACGGGAGAGCGGAGACGACCAGGTTATTAACTTTGGGCGGGACGCCCAGGTAATCGCCGAGCTCGCCGACAATGCCGGTGCCGGTGTCCGGCGATCCGGCTGTGTAGCTCATAGTGACAGTCGGATGTTCGGGGATCGAGGTCCCGGCGGGTCCGCCGGTTATCATGTCCTCGAAGTCTTCCCAGACCAGACGATGGGGAACGAACCAGTGCGAGAGATAGATATGCGTCGCGTGATAAACGGGCGCGAGCATTGGAGCCAGGCGGATGAGCGCGCTCGTCGCTTGCTGGATGCTATCGCCTGGGAGTGCTTCGGTAAGCCCGACGGGAACGAGCTCACCCATATCGAACGAGAGAACTTTCTTGTTCGAGAGTGAAAACTTAGAGCGTTTCATAGGTTTCTCTTTCCTTTGAAGATGCGTTGACGGGATTCGAAGGAGGAGCGTTCGCCAGCGAATTTTTCTAGGATCGCCGTTTTGAAAGGCTTCGAAGAATCGAATGCACTTTCGCGCAGAGTGAACATTTCCGCCTCCATTTGATCGAGGACTTCTTGCGGTGTTTTTTCATCCTTTCCTATGAGGGTTCGAAGTTTACGGCGTAGATAGCGACCGAGAGGAAGTTCACGGTCGCCATGTTGCAGAGTGACGGGAACGTCACTCTGCGATTGGTCGAGGTTAAATTTTAGCAGTTGAGACGCCAGCTCGTGCAGTGCGTCGTAGCCAAGACCAGGACGGAGAGACATGCGGGCGAACTCAGGGTATCGACCATTGAGACGATAGTCGTCTTTCGACGTCATTTTTTTAGTGACGTAACCCGCAACGTATTGAGCGGTCCCAGAGTTGAACTCGTCGATCTGGATTCGACCCTTACCCCAGGTGTCACGCACGAGATCGCAGATATCGCAACAGGATTTGCGCCGCGACGAAGCGCTATAGCGTGACTGACCGTAACGACAGAGTGGCACGTTGAACAACGCAAGGTGGTAGTGCGGTCGCTGACTCTCATCACCGTATTCCCCACACGCGAAGAAGCGAATCTTTTGTGGGTGCATCGCCTTTCGAAAGCGCTTCAAGAAGTTCTGTAAATCCCGGGGTATCAACGTCCCGGAATTGTTGGAGAGAAGACGCGGAAGATAGAGATCGGAGTACGTCAACGTGACGAACGTAGAGGAAGAGTGCTGGGTCTGTTCCAGCATCAAGCGGTGTGTCCATATACGCCTCTTGTTGAAGCGACAGGGAAGGCATTGGCCGCAGCCAAATGCCACCCCGTCGTTAGTGTATGGTGAAGAGCATTTCACATTCTGATCCGACCCTTGCCGGGTCGGCCATACGATTTGGAATATGATTTTTTGTATTTTTTCTTCGAAGATTTTTTCTTCGAATATTTGCGGCGAGCCATTTATTTTCCTTTCAGGTAACGGCGAGCGTTGCGGAGACGCTCTTCATAGTCCGCAGGTGTGCCCCCTGATTTTTGCCAGAGGGTCTTTCCTCCCCACCAGGGGAGGGTCGTTTTCTGCGAGTTATAGACCATGTCTCGCCAGAGATTGTACGGACCGACCATGAAGTCGGTCATTTCGCCGTAGCGCTTCTCAGCGTCTTCGGCGTTGGTAACGTGAGGATCGGTGAACCATTTGTATCCCTCACCGAGCTGCAGGTGAGGACGTTCACCGATTTTAGGGTCGTTGGGGATGACGGTTGCTTGTTGCCCGTCAATCTTTCCAGGATTCGAAAGAGACGGCATTGGCGGGCCGACCTGGCCCCGCATTTTTGCTATTTGAGAAGATAGGAGCTCGTTTTCGAGACCCATCTTCTGAATCGAGAGAGCCTGGACTGTCTTATCGAAAGCGGATTGTCTTTCGTCAGTTGTCCTGGTTGCTTGAAGTGCTCGTGATATATCTTGCCCTGATGAGGCGACAGCAGAGCCAAGCGACGAGTCGGAAGTCCCGACGAAGGAGCTCGGGGAGTAGGACGCGCCTTGCGCGCCGATAGCATAGAGCGGATGAATTCCAGCTTTTTCAGCATCGGCAACTTTCCATTGAATCGAGTTCTGCGCGAACTCTCGTTGAAGGGCTTCTTGTCGAGCTGCGTGCGCAGCAGCAGCTTCGTTTTGTTTGTCGGCAGATGATTTGTTCAGCAGGCCGCCGAGCAAGCTCGCGCCTGCGCCTATGAGTGCGCCGATCATTTTCGTTTCCTTTTGCAGGAGATGGAGGAGAACCAGTTTCTATGGCGCTTCGCGCCAGAGCCTTTTTTTGTTTTTCGCTTCGCGAACAACACCTGTTTCCTGGTCTCGCGGCGAACGCAGATGAGCGTCGATTTCGGAGCCGCGAAATTTATCGTGTGAGGAAACGTATTGCGTCGAGTCTGTCGACCGACGACGTTCGGTTTCACTGGATGGCCGGACAGTTGTTGAGCTGGCCGGAAGAAACCGAGGGGATGGTGGAGGCGGCGGTCGCCGACCTCCTGGTAGTTTTTTTTGTTTACCAGGTGACTGGATGGCCTGGTGACGACGGCTTTGGGTGACAGCACTCGGGGAGTAGCGAATACCACAGGGTTCGCGCTGTCTCGCCGTCGTCGTTTTTTGGCCATTTGGTGTCACCTGGTACAGTGCATGACAAGGGTATGCACTGTTTTCAGCTGAAAAAAAAGGCCCCACGAGGGGGCCTTTTTAGAGCGGTTTAGGAGCCTGTGGGCTCGTCGGGATGGCCCGAGGGGGCCGGTGGGGGTGAGGCCGCGGACGACCTCTGAGCGGCCTGTGGGGCCGGTGCTGGGGCCTTCGGCTCAGCGGGTGTTGCGGAAGAGGCTTGGCGAGCTTGGAGTTCCGCTTCGCCAGCCGCAGCTAGTTCCGCCAGGCTGGGGTCGTGTTGGTTCTCCCAGGGAGAGCGCATGAGCTCGCCGTCGTCATCGACGTCGAAGTCCTCGAACTCTTCGAGGCTTTCGGCGCCATCAGCTTCCGCCTGGCGCCGTAGCGCTTCTGATTGGACCATCTCGCGGACAAGCTCCGCGAGTGAGGGTTGTTTTTTATAGCCGGCGGGCGGCTGCATTGGTGTTGAGCTCACGAGCTCATGGCCGGCCTGGTCCAGGCCAGCCTTTTTGATTTTCACCAGATAGTCTTCGAGATCGAGTTGCGGTTTTTTGCGAGGGCCGAAGACGAGCTCGCCCACGGATTTTTTGAATGACGACATATGACCTCCGCTCAGTAGATGAAGGAATCGGCAGAGCCGCTGACGACGCGGCGTGCCTGGATGGAGTTGTTAACGACAGCGTATAGCACATCCGCCGAAGGAACGGCGAATGGGTTTTCGTTGGGAACGCATTTGATGAAGTCAGCATTGAGGGCCGGTTGAGAAGAGAAGGAGCGGCCAAAGTGCCAGAATTTGAGAGTGTCGCGCATTTCACCAGCGACAGTATCCCAGGAGCGACGATATTCGTCGTAACGGTTTCCGAACGCCCAGGTGTCGTCGGGATTCGGACCAGGTGCATAGACTTCCTTGTTCAGGATTTCTTGCTGGCCGATGTGTTGCAGTTCTTTCTGCCAATAGTCTTCTTTGTTGCGTCGATTCCAGTGACGGGCGAGGCCCTGGACGTACATGGTTTTTGGTTTGACGCAGGCGAAGGTGAAGATGAAG